ATGGCCGCCCCGTTGGACAGTGTAGTCTTGCAAGTGAAATGAGAAATTTTTGCACGTATTATGAGAAAAAGCAGGGCCACCCTGCGTTAGGACGTAAAAAGCCTGTCCGAGTCAAAAGGCCCGGTCAGGTCTGTCGGGATGGGCAAATTTCCTCCCGTAATCTGAAGAACAATAACACCGATTTAATAGCTCATAAAAATCGATTTAAACCGGGTTAAATGGCTGCTTGGATATACACACGAAGCATACCGGCAGCCATGTAATATTTATTATAATCTATTTCACCAAAAGGTGAATATAGCCCCAGAAGACGCCATTTTCGTTTGTAGGATCATAAACTGTAAGCTTGGCGGTGTAGTCGCCTTCGGTAATTGATTCTCCACCTAGAGCGAGTATAAGCTTGCCGGTTGTGCCTGTATCCCAATCAAATGCATCGGGCGAGTCATCGGAGTCAATAGTAGTCGTTTCGTCTAACTCCAGTGTCATCTGTGTCACCGCAGAGAGATCCTGCGCGCTGCCATCGGCCTTGAGGAGCAGATCAATCGTGTTATCTCGAGCGAGATATACAATTTCAGTGATCATTAGTTGCCTCTTAATTAGCTCATTGCGATATCAAGATCTCCGGCCGGGAACCGCACGGTGTCGCCGTCGCCTACGGCCTGATCGGCCACTCCGTTATCATAAAAAAGCAGATTTCCCACGGTTGCCGCATCCAGGATGGCAAGGGCCACAATCGTGCCCCAGGATGCGGTTGCCTCGGCGAAATCCACATTATCGGTATTATCGAGTGCCCCTGCTGCGGCCAGATCCCAGGTTGGCGAACTGCCGCCATTGATATTAACCTGCTTTCGCGCATAGGCACCGCCGCTGGGCTCCGTGATGGTCGATCCGGTATCAGCGTCTGCAACGGTGGCCGTTGGCAATGCACAATAGGTATCAGGCGTGCTATAAGCCTGATTCCGAAACATGAGATCGAGGAGCTTATTGGCTAGATAATCGGACACATAGCCCGCATTAAAGGATACGGTCACCTCTGCACTCGCAACCGATGGCGTATTGCCTGAAACTACCTCCTTTGATGCTGCCAGAGCGCCGTGTGCCAGCATATTGCCGGCTGATTCCGCATCAAAGAGCGCCCAGTGGGTGATCGTGCCCCAGGCACCGCTTGCCTGGGCAAAGGTCACAACCCCGCTCTGGGTCACCACCCTGCTCGCAGCCGCCCCAAAGGTGATGGCCTTTCTAACATAGCCGTTTCCGCTGGGCTCTGCCAGGCCGCTTGCGTCATCGGTCGGGTCCGCCGTGCTGAGCCCCAAATATACCGTGGCAGCCGGTGTGTATGCCGCATTGCACACATGATCAAGCAATTCAATTTCTGAGTAATCCGCTAATGATCCCATTTTTCCCTCCTATGTTTTTTCGATGGTTCGCTCAGGCGTGAGGGATTCAAACATCCTCTCCGCTGTGAGCGATGATATAGTTCGCTTTGCCGTCAACGATTCTATGGTCGCATCAATAATCACACCCATGCCCCCGGTAATAAGCGTGATTGCACTCGTCAGGGTCTCCGGGCTAATGGTTGCCGATGCCTGCCGCACAACAGAGAGAATCGCACTTTGTGTCGTGCTCCCAGCAGCGATCGCTGCGGTAATCTCACGTAAAATCCCCAGGGCGGCCGTTGCCGTATCAGTGCCGGGCAGGATGCTTGCACTAAGCGCCCTTAGCAGGAAAAGGGCCACATCATCGGGCGTAGCTGATCCGGCCTGGATGCTGGATGATACCTCCCTTAAAACGGCCAGATCTGCCTCATCCGTGGTTGCGCTTTCCGCAGCGACCGCTGATGAGATCTCCCGTAATACCGCACACATTACCGTATCAGATGACGCACTCGCCGCGCTGATGGCCGCAGAAACCACAAGGATGCCCGCAATAAGCAAATCCACGTCATCGGGAGTCTGTGATTGTGCGCTGATGGCCGCACTCACTGCCCTGAGCACGGTCAGCGCTGCCGCACTCGTATCGGATGCGCCTTGGATGCTGGCCGTAAGCACCCGCAGTAGGCCGAGCATGATATCATCCGGCGCTGCTGTAGCCACCTGGACATTTGCGCTGAAGACCTTGATGATAAGCAGGGCTACATCATCGGGCGTGGCTGATCCGGCCTGCATGGTTGCGGTAAGTGCATGCAGGATCCTGAGTGATATACTCGCCGTCGCCGAATCTATCGATGCGGCGGCGCCCAAGGCCCGCAAGACATCCAACGCAATTATATCAGCCGTTGCACTGTTTACGTTTATGCTGGCCATAAAGGCCTTTATAATGGCAAGGGCCACGGTATCCGGCGTTGTACTGCCAACAGGCATACTTCCGCTTACCGAACGAAGGATATTGAGTGTGATATCGGATGTATGCGTCTGCGATCCTGTATCCAGGTGCGCTTCCGATGTTAAAGTGGTTGCTGCGATGCTCGCCACAATCTCACGTAAGATCCCGATGGCAACGGTATCCGATGCGGCGCCGGCACCTGCAATATTTGCCACAAGACCACGTACTATTGAGAGCGCTACCGTATCCGCCGTTGCACTTTCCATAGTAATAGTGGCGCTGAATACCTTAAAAATGTTGAGCGCTACATCATCGGGTGTGGCTGATCCGGCCTGAACATTGGCAAGCAGCCCTCTGAGAACCGATAATACAACATCAGTAGGAGTTGCCGTCCCGGCCTGGATAGTTGCGGCCAATGCTCGCAGTATATTAATCCCTACCGTATCAGGAGTTGCAGATACCACAGGGGCCGATGCCGACACGCTTCTCAAGACGTTCAGATCAGTCGCCGGCGTACTGCTCGCACCATTGATCGATGCATTCAGCTGATAGATTGTTCCGGCCGTTGCCGTTGTAATAGTCGTTTGAAGGATCGCCGTGCTGGCAAAGTCAATAACAACCAATTGTAATTCGTATTCCTGGTTATCCAACGCACCAGAGCCAAATCCCAAAGCCCATTGAATCTCACCATACATGCTCTTGCCAATATTAAGCAGGTAAGCAAGATTATCCCCCTCATTCTCTACACTCCCATTATCAATGGGAGATAAACAACCTGATGTGAGACCTGCCTCAAGAGCCAATGCATCAGTTAATACCGTACTTGTCCCCCAACAGATTTCGGTATCTGCTCCTACATCAGCAAAAGAGCCGCCTGCCCTGCGCCATTGGAGTTTACAGTCTGAATCAGGATTGACAGAGTCAGCAAGAGCAAATGTAGATATAATAAACTCATTGATTTTAACCCAATCAGTGATGTCAACATTGCAGACCGCCTGCCAGGCTCTATTAGCATCTGCTATTCTTGAATCTGTTTGAGCAGTAAGTGCCATTTTATGCCCCTATACTCGCTGACAATTCCCGTAAGACATTCATGCCCGGCGATCCCGTAGCGCTCGCCCCGCTGATTAATGCACTCAGCTCATAGGTCTCGCCGCCTGCCTCCGTTCCGATTGCGTAAAGGGATATTGTATCATCAACTTCAAGGTTGAAAGTTACAGATGAGCAGGGAATTTGATCATTAGCTACCCACCACATGCCAGCAAAGCCAGAAGAATCTCTATCTATATTACCTCCGCTCCAGTAGATTCCTATATATTCACCAACATTAATATTAAATGCCGTAAAATCACCAGGCGCATTATATTCATTTTGCTGATCCCCTATCGCACCTAAATTAGAGCCACTTGTATTACCATTAGTTGACAGAACCTCACTACCCTCATCAGCAAAAGAGGCAAATTCTATACCAGACATATCACTATCGGCATAAACACAGACATAATCTATAGTACCCGCAGCATTTGCCGGATTGTCTTTAACTATAAGTGAATAATTTGCTGGCCAGGTAAATCCCCTATTACCACACCCTGGTCCTACATCAATAGTCATTTATGCCCCCAAACACCATGAACGCCTTACAAGCGTTAATTTTGGAATATTACTGTCAATGCTTTCAGCAAAGGATATTAATTCAGCCTTGCTCTTGGCGTTCTCTATAAAATTATTGAGATTACGAGCCTCAGCTTCCATTTTTGTAACATCATTCTGAATGTCTGCAATATCAATCTCTATGCTTGTTAGTGCGGTTTTGACTTTGTTTGCTCCGTATTTTGAAATGAATTGAGTTATCATATTACGATAACCAAGTACGTTTTGGCCTGTTCGCTTTCCACGTTCTTTAAGCTCTTCCAATGTGGCATCTCTGAATATACCATCTTCTTCCTGCATTTGAAATTTATTGCCAAGTTGCGGGTCTACTTCTTTTAAAACCCATGAAGCACAATCCAGTAGATCATTCATAATATTGACAAATCGCACCAAGTCCTGTGCTATTTGAATTTCCTGCCTTGTTGCCATTATTTACCTCCTATATTATTCTATACGAATAGCCTCTAATCAGCAATTTAGCTGTTAGCAGCTCAGCTCATAGGTCTAAATTGCTATGAGATATGAACTATGAGCCGCGTTTATGCAAGCCGAAACGGCTTAAACAAATTCATTATCCAGGCGATGATCTTTTTAATCAGGCTCACCAGAAAGTTTTGTGGCGGTGCCGGGGCCTGGGTATCTATTGTTTTTGTTGCGATATTGCTCGGATCGCTTTCGTTATCTCCCGTGTCGATTGCCGTCCCATACCAATGATAGGTCCCGTCAGGCACATCCATTTCGGTCCATGTTTCTGTCCCCATCCCCGTATGCGAAATTGGCTCTGGATTCACTTTGTGCCAGGTTGCTTGACCATCATCCGAACGATAGATATTGTAATGACTCATATCCGGCTCGGTGTTACTATCCCATTCAAAGGTGACATCTGCGCCGGCAAGGGCCAGGGACGGCACCAATAAAACGATGAAAAACAGGATTGTAATGAATGTAAATAGTCTTTTTCTCATGATGAACCTCCTTTTTGGCCGCGGATTTACACAGATTTTCACGGATATTTTTAATTTTTATCTGTGGTTATCTGCGTGTATCTGCGGCAAATTATTATTTCTTCTTAAACTGCACCACTTTACCATTCTCAGGATCGCTCGGCTCCTCGAGGAGCGGGATCAACAGGAGCATTTCCTGGCCGACCGCGTCCGGGCCCTTTTCCGGATCAAAGGTGATGGGCCGGATCCCGAGGTCGACCTCGATCTCCTGGAGCTCGTTAAACTCTTTGAGGTATGCCTCGAAATCGATCCAGTCGGGATTGCCGTTGTCCAGGAAGATGGGGTCGCCTTTTTTCACCTTACGGGTTGCGGGTTGCGACTTTCCAGTTTCAAGTTTCAAGTTTCCAGTTTCAATCTCCCCATCCTTCTCGTATTTCTTTGTATGCTGCCGAATGAGCTTTTGTTTGATCTCCAGATATTGATTCATCTCCTGGATAATCCTGTCAAACACCCGGCCCAGCCAGTACCGCGGCTTGAACTCCCCCGGGAATATGTTTTTTTCGAGCAGGCTCTGAAACGGCCCGGAGAACATGGGCTGCCGGTTCGGTCCGGGAATGATTAGCCCCTCGAAATAGCTGTTTTTGAGCCGGATTGTATTCTCATTGCCGGTTTTTTTATCGTTCATGGCTTCCCTCCTAATAATCTTGTGGTAATTTTCCCTCTTCTTTTAGTTTATCAATGGCCATCTCTTTTTGTTTCTCATCTATCATGTATATATATTGCCTTACTATAGTAAGGGCATTAATTTTATTTTCATCTATTGATATGCCTTTCCCTTTTTCTCCTGTCCAGGCCTCCCTATTCTCTCTGGATTGTGGTAGTTCGGACTCATCAACATCATCATATTCCAATCCCTCAAGCTCTCCCTGCATGGCCATGCCAAATACTCTTTCAAGCCACTCACTTTCCGTTTCATCCTCCCTTTTTGATTTTGGAGCTGGGTGAATAACCACCACAGATCTATCGGACCTATATACTATCCTTACTTTCATTAGGTTTGATCTCCTATTGCAATAACAGAAATCATGGCATCATCCCTGAATGTTGCGGCATCGTCATGTATGTTAATAACAACACTGCCAACAGCGAAGGATGAAATTGATACCCTTCGATTCACACTTGCAGACCCCGCAACGACATAATCGTTATTCGCAAAATCTCTGTCCCATGTAAGCGTATAAATCCCTGTTCCCCCATCTGCAATAGAACTCACATTAAAGCTGTCCGTAATGGATATTGTCCCCGTGCCGTCGAACCGAATCCAGCCTTTGACTATGTTATCTTTGTAGATGGCATTAGCAACCGGGACACCACCGGGAGTACCAGAGATAGCCATATAGCCAGCGAGATACCCATTCTTAAATTTGAACGCATCATTTCCCAAATCAATAGCTCCAGTTACGGAAGGGAGCAAAACAGCGGGATCTCCATAAAATGTCAAAGCATACTCAGTTGCGCCATTCTTTACTGTAAGCTTTATACTTGCGCTATCTGAGACAGCACGAGCTGCTATCTTTGCATAGTGAGTCGCATCATACAAGGATGTTACTCCCCAATCATGGTAGACATAATTGTAGATTCTGTAGTATTTCTTATATACATTATTGACAGGATCAAAACCCAAACTAAGGTAATCTTGGTTTTCTGTAGTAGGCCACAAGCACAAACCTCTTGCAGCAGTGTTACCAGCTCCAATATTATGGGCAGTAGAAAATTTTAAAATAGAAGGATTCGTATCGCTGGGCGTCATTATAATATCACCACCGGCCAATACCTTTATGTTCCCCCTGAAATTAAGCTCTCCGGCAGAATGGTCATATTTCAACCCGGGATTAGTATTGTCATAATCACCGATATAGGCATCGCCCTGATCTGTGCCATCATAAATAAATTGCAGGATCTTCAGCCCGGCGGAGGTATATCCTTTCAGGTCGGTATTGTTTATAATCAGGCCGCCGTTTGTGGCCGGATCGGCATTCGTCCTGATAACGCCGGATGTGTAGATCTCATATACACACTCTTTTATGATGCCGCTTGAAAATTCAGGGGCGTCACCGTTCGTGGGCAGTGTAAATGTTGTGCCGAGTACCGAATCGTACCCTGTCAATCCTGCCGCCGTCATATCGACATAATTATCGCCGGTATATGCCCTGATTCTATTATTCGCCTGATCTAATTCTATGCCAGTGATCGATAGTTTCGTTGCCCCGATGGTCCAGCCGCCGATGGTGCCGCCCGAGGCATAGATCAGGGTGCAGTAGAGATTGCCGTTTTCATCCACACGGAACGGTGCGGATCCGGGTGTGGCATGACCGGCCCAGAAGCGCCAGTCCACACCGCCGGTTACCTCCGCATTCATGCCCACCTGGCCGCTCTGGCAAGTGAATTTCTGCCCATCGACCGCCCATCCGGACAGGGTATTGACGCCCGAACCGTCCAGTTTGAAGATGGAGGTGCCGGCGTGATCCAGGAATTCGATGCCCCAATCATCGGTGCCGAGGTCCCCGATCCGCATACGGGTGATCCCGCCCTCCACGAATGTTTGTATGGGCTCCACCGGATCGAATAGGATATGGTTGCCGGTTTCTCCGATTCTGAGGCGGCCTTTCAGAACATTGCCTATGTGATTGCCGGCATTGTCCAGTGCATCCGGGCCAACAGTGACAACCTCAAGATGGACCGTTCCTGCATCTTCGACGACAGTCAACGCACCGGGGGCTAAATCTTCCCAATCATCCAGGGCCTGGCTGAACCGTGTGGCCTCGATAGCAATGGAGAGATCCCTGTTGATGGTCATGGAGTCGATCAGGACGTCATATGTGCCGCCGTAATCGGCGTGATCCAGGGTGATCACATCGTCGCATTCCAGGGCCAGGCAGGTGGCTTTAAGCGTGAAGCTGACCTTGGCAAGGGGAAGGAATTTTCTCTGAAGGGCAAGGATGCCGAGTTTCTGGGCGGCCTGGGAGTCCTGCACATAATCGGCGCTCACCACATCGCTTGCAATATTGTTATAATTTCCTTTGACTGTGACAAGTGCTTTAAGAGGATGATCGAGACATTCACCCTGTACTTGATAGGATACATAGCCGGAATCCTTTTCATCTTTTTTCTCTATCAGCTCGTATTTAAAGGTCCCCTCGCCCCGCTCCTTTTCCTTTATGATAGAGGCCTTGGTTACGGTCATCTGGCTGGTCTTTGAATGCACCTTAAAATAGATCTTATCGCGGACGATCAGCTCCGTATGGCACATTTGAAGAAGGCGGGCTAATAACTTTTTACGAGACTCCTTATTGAATAATCCTGTATTCCAGGTAAGACCCCACCCTGCATAGATGCTGTTCGCAGCCGCCTGTGTTGTTGCATCTATTCTGGCGGAGGGGATCCCCCAGTCCTCGAGGATATATTCCAGAACATTCGCAGGGGCTGTTATTGCCTTTTTTGAATCCTCTTCATATTCCGCCGGAATTGGTTTATGTCCAGCTGAGTCGTAAAAAGCTAAACAGGCATCGAGAACACCATCCCTATCATAATCCAGACAGATAAATTCACCAAAGGTGTAGTCATTCCCATCCAATCCGGTTTTATCGATATAATTAAACGTATAATCAGCTTTAGAAAATGTTTTTGCCTCCCCACCCCAATCTGTGGGCGTTTTTACATTGTAGACATCATAATCGGCCGGTGTTCCCGTAGTCGGCCCCAAAAGGTATCCAAAAAAATAGGAGGGGGCTGGAAAATACACAGGCATTATGGGTATACAAGGTCTGCCAAGAACCAGGGGAATACAAAATTCTTTTGCCGTTTTGATAACTTCCAAATACGGAAAAGTTTTTATTTGCTGTCCCCAAAAGATAGATTCAATTGTTGTCGTATTGGGATAATCGCCTTCGAGAAATGCCTGGAGCCAGTCGACGCAGTGAAAGACGAGTTTCTGATATCCGGGATCGATCTCGGTGATCCGAAACGACCAGGATCTCATCACTGCCTCGTTTGCGCCCGCCTTGACCACGAGCAGGAGATTGACGCGGGCGGAGGAGAAATCGGCGGTGGTCAGGACATTATTCTTATTATGAATGGTAAAGGTGAACTCGGACGGGGCCTGGATGCCGGACTCGGACTGCGCACGGTTCATCTCTGCTTCAGAGAAATCGGTTATCTTATAAATATAATCATGCCCATCCCAGGTCTTGGTCTTGGTGGACCAATAGTCATTGACGACGTCGTTGCCGGTTCTATCGATCTGAAAGAGCCAGGAGATCTCGGCCTTATTGTCCGCGGCAACGATTGCAAGTTGTGTTGCGTCGAATGATAACATTTCATTTCCTGCCGCTGATCTTCGCTGATCTTCACAGATATTTTAATATTTTTTATCCGCGTGATTCTGCGTGGATCTGCGGCTAATTATTGATTTAGTCCGCTATCCTTCCCATCACCTTAAATTTGATATTCGCAAATTTAAATTTGGTATATTTCAGCGTGCGTGTCGCATCGGAGCGGAATTTCACCACATAGGTATGGCCGTCCGATGGATGCACCCACATAAAGCTCTCCGCCATGCCATTACCTTTTGAAGCGGAAAGGTAAAAATCCAGTATGGTGCCTGCGTCGGATGCCGTGAGCTTCGGAAAGACCACGGTGGCATAGTATATTACAGCCGGATCATAGGTGATGACCTCGTCTGAGCCGTCGTCCCCTTCATGTATCTCCTGGTTTATGAAAGGCTCCTCGATTACGTCGCTGGGCTTTGGCGTGGTGAGCGTCTCCGCATTGTCCGGGGCGACCGTGCTCAGGTAGTCATACATTTCTTTTGCGGCCATAATCTAATCCTTTGCCACGGATTTACGCCGATAGGCGCAGATATTTTTTATTTTTTTGATCCGCGTTCAGCTGCGTATATCTGTGGCTAAGATAGCGCCCTTCTAAATCGATCCAGCAGGATCCTATCGGTTTCAAGAATATGAATCTGACTTTTTGTTATCTCTCTTCCATCCACATAGAGATGGTTATGGATTGAAATGTTTCCGGTAAATTCATCTCCATATCCCAGGGCCTTCATCTGTGCAGGGGTGAAAATCCCCTCATCCTTTTTTACGATCACGCCCCGCTCATCCGGCCCTAATCCCTGGTGCGCCCGTTGTGCCCCGGCAAAGACATCGGAAGATACAAGTCGAGAAGGCCGGGATCCTCTGCCCACGATACCGCCTTCATGGTAATAGGCTGCCGGCTCCATCTTCTGGATAGCCCGTACATGGGCAATACCGACTCCCCAGGCTATAGCCCTTGCCGCCATTGCGGCAGGCAGCCCTCCCCATGTGGCAGCCCAGGCAGCGGCCTTGACCGCGAATTCATGGGTTTTCATCAAGGTTTCCATAACGGAAAGGATCTTTGCTGCGCCAAATGCCAGATTACTCCCCTTGGCAAGCTCCTTGAATGCCGCGGCATACCAGGAGATCATCGATAGCGAGGTTTGATAGGTAAGGGCAGCCTTTGCCTTCTCATTGGCTGCATATTGCTTCATATAGTCCTCATTGGCGGCCATGACCTCTTCATACCGTGCCAGCTCCTCCTGGTGGGCCTGGGCCTTGATTTCCTCCAGGGCAAGGTAGGCCTCTGTCTCCTGCTCCCATTGTGCCTGTTCCGCCTCGTAAAAATCCTGTGTCACCTGGCCCCATTCTGCAAGGGTGGCTTTATGATGCTCCAGGTCCGCCTTTTCCTGGGCCGCCTTTATGGCGTAGAAATCGGCGGTCACCTGCTTCCATTCTTCCAGCTGGTCTTTATAATAATCTCCTGTCACGGGAGAAGGTCCGCCTGGTGCGGTGGGTGCGCCGCCTGGTGTTTTCTTTTCCTTGTCTGCCAGCAGGGTTTGATTGATTAGTCGTAGATTCGCCTCACGCATGGCGATAATTTGTTTCGTTTTTTCAATCTCTTCCTCGAGCCGTTTCACATGGTAATCGGAGCCTGCCTCCTGCATGGTACCCAGGCGCTCCTGGAGCCGCACGAGCCTTCCCTGGGCGAGCTCCAGTTCCTGGTAAAAGATGATCCTGTCCTGCAATAACTTCTCGGTATCCGTCGGTGGGGTGAGGGCCTCTTTCCAGAATTTTGCGATTTCTCTCAGGTGCCCGGCCCAGCTCTTGAATGCCGGGAGCAGATTTTCGGTGATGGCCATGACCAGGGCGCCGATATCCTCTTTTGCATCGCCCAGGAGATTCCCGAGCTGCACGAGCCCGCCGTATTTGGTGCTGGCCAGTGCCTCTGCCTGGCCGCCGTATCGCTCGCTGATGAGTTTTAATACGGCGGCGAATTTTTCGCCCTTGGGGATCCCTTCATCCAGGATAATACCATAGCGTGACAGGGTCTGTGTCTCGCCCACGAATGCCTTGCCGATAAGCTCACTGGCCGCAAAAAGATCCATCCTCTTGGCCGCGGCCAGATCCTGGGTTGCCTTGGTGGCCTCCTTGATCGTGGCTATCTGCATACCATATCCCTGGAGATTCGCCATCAAAGCCAGAGTAGCCTCATCGCCGAACCTGGTTACTTCCTGGAGCTGGGAGGCATAGGCCTTGAGCCCTTCGAGATCTTCCTTCCGGTAGGTGCCCGCATTGCGCATGGCCTGCTCCAGGGTGGCCACTGCATCTTCCTGAACTCCGGCCAAACGCACAAAATCGGTGACCGCGGCCTTGATCTTAGTGATGGCAAAAAAGCCGATCGCTGCCGTGGCAAGATTTTTCAGTGTGCCGCCTGTCTTTTTCGCCTGGGTCTCTATCTTTTTAAAACCCTTCTCGGTCTCCCCGGCGAATTTCTTGACGTGGACCGTGCCCTTGTCGTCCACAAAGAGTTCTATGGTTACTTTATTTGAGGCCATTTTAAACCTTCGGTTTTGTCCGTAGTTCGTGGTCAGTTGTTAGTTGTTTTTGGCCATTCGACAGGCTCATGGTCCTGAGCAAAGTCGAAGGACAACGGACTACGGACAATGGACTACGGACTATTCTTTCTCCGCATAATGCTCCTTGATCATCCGGTGAATTTTGACTATCTTTTTGAGATAGTATTTCCTTTCCGCCCCTCGCCGAATCCCGAAGGCGTTAAAGGCCATCTCTATGTAATCCATCTCGCCCCAGGGGCAGGCAAGATCATATATGTCAAGGGCCTTTTCATTTTCCTCTGAGATCTTTTTGTATTCACACCCTATGCAATCCGGCTGCCGTCCATCCACTCGTAAAAATTCCATGCATTGCGTGCAATTTTTATGCGGGTTATTCAGCCTGAAGAGGACGGCCTCTATGAGGTTTTTTTTTCTACCTCTTCCCGCTCCCGGTTGAACCGCTCGATGTCCATGCACACCCGGTTAATCCATACATTAAAGACAGGAGAATACTGCATCAGCATGGCCTTTGCTGCATCATCGCATGCGATATCACCGGTAAAACCGGCGAGCTTTTTGAAGTTTTTCAAGAGCACGAGTTTTTTGAGGTCCGTTATATGGAGCCCCTTCCAGTCCGCAATCACATGCCCTGAAAAAAGCTTTGTATAAATCTCATCATTAAAGATCACCTTTTGCTCCATTGTGGCCTCGTCCCATTTGACCTCGCGGCTTTTCTCCAGGAAATCTTTATGCTTGTTTCCTATAGGCCGGATAAGAACCTGAAAGGTTGTCGAGTCCGGGTAGGCAATCCAGATGGGAGCCTGATCGTCTCGAGTATCGATAATTTCCTTGAGATCCATAAAACCTCCGGTTTGGTCCGTTGTAAGTTGTTTGTTGTCCGTTGCAACGGACGACTGACTACGGACAACTGACAATCCCACGGGATTACACATTCAGCTTAAAGCTCGGTATCCCGTGCAATGTAAACGCTATGGCCTCTTTGACGATCTCGCCGATCGGGGCATTGACATTGACGGACTTAAATATAACCCAGACATTGTAATGATCACCGGTCTGATCCTGGTCCGGGTCATAGGTAAATAATTGAAGGAGAAAATAGGCCTGGGTTCCGTCTGCCCCGTCTTTGAAGGCCTCGAAAAACGAATCCTTTCCCGGGAAATACGATCCCGCCCCGCCCTCGCCGCTTGCACCGCCCGGGAGCCAGGATTTCCATTGATCGCCCATCGCGGTCTTTTCTGACAGCTCCAGGGTAACATTAAAATTCCATTCAAAGAGATAGCCCACCTTTTCCAGGCCGCTCTCCAGGATATAGCCGTTGTTGCCGGTGACCGTGACAACCGTGACGTTTTCGTCAAACACCGCCTTGCCCTGGGTATAATCGATGGTCAGGACATTTTTTGCGCCGGTGTCCGTGAATACGGGCAGGGCATTGGGATTGAGCAGGCGCCGGGTAGCCAGGGTGATCTGGGCCTCGGTACCTGATTCCGTACATGCCTCATCCTTGAGATTGCCGATGGACCACTGATCAGTCAGGGTGTGGCCGGTGGTGGCTGCGAATGTTATAGTCTGGCCGTCGCTCAGGGTTTGGGCAGCCCCGGTGATAGCCACGTCCTCGGTCCAGGAGCCGCCATCCTTGCGCCATTTGAAGGTATCCGGAGTCCCTATTGCATCGATGACCACCTCAAAGTCGGCGCTTGCTGCGCCGGAAAAGGCCGCACCCCAGGTGACGTCATTCAGGCCGTCTCCCTTGAACCCGTTCGGGCGCAGGCGATAGATCGCGCCAAGTTTTCCGTGTGTTGCTCCCATTATATTCCTCCATTTTCCGCCGCTGATTTTCGCAGATTGTCACAGATATTTTTTTAATCCGCGTTTATCTGCGCGGATCTGCGGCCAAATGATGATTTATCCTATCGTCAGATCCGGTTCACCGTTGCCTTTGAATGAGAAGGAGCCTGTCACCTTTCCGCCCAGATTCGCCGTAACAGGAAACGAGGTGAGAATGACATCGCCTGAGAAATAATCCCCTGAATCCTCCATTAAGAATTTTATATCGGTGAGCTTTGTACCCGGCGTGGCATTGATGATGTTATCCATGAGCGCCTTTTGCTGGGTGTTGGACGGATCAAACATGAATTCCATTGTGCCGTCCCATTCCCCGCATCCGGGCAGCCAGGATTTCCAGTCGGCGCCCTGGGCCGTGACCTCGTCCAGGTCAACATTAAAGGTGCATGTCCAGCCGGTGGTAAAGGCGACAGCAACGCCGCCCTTGTCGATCCGTGCGACCTTTCCATGAATTGGGTATGCCATGATAAACCTCCTTTTTTGGCCGCTGATTTACACAGATTATCGCTGATATTTTTAACATTTTTCCGCGGTTATCTGCGTGCATCTGCGGCAATTTTATTATTATGTAAATTCGCTAGGCGCCTTGCGCTTCCCTGTTTTTATCTCCGGTGACCGGTACTCAAAGATCACCTTCCCATCCAGGTCCAGGATCCGGGTAACTGCCTCCGGGCAGTCCATGCACCCGGGTTGAACATCATTTTTTTTGAGATTCCGCAGGCAGCCCGATTTTTTTTTGCATGTTATCTGTATAATTCCTTTATAAGGGATCATGGTAGGCCTCCTTAACTCCAATCCTCAAACTCCTCTGCCACGAGCAGGAGCTCGCAATAATGACACAGCACTGTGCCGAATACGCGTGGTTCCACTATTTCGACCTGCATTGGTTCGGTATCCTCTGCTGTATCATTAAGGGTGCGTTTTGCCCTGAATGCGGCGCAGACAGCTTCTATGAGAGCCTGGAATGTAATTTCGGTTTCATCGGCATCCCGTAATCCATAATAGCCACGGATGCGAAAATTATGGCTTCGTTCATCATGGTCCGTTGATGCGCATTTAGCGGGGGTCTTTTCTCTTGTGATGGTCCAGCCATTGATTTTGTCATTGCTATCCTTAAAATATCCAAGGAATGTATCCCACCGGTCTGCCCAACGTTGATAATCGTATACATTGCTGACCCCGCTCACCCCGGATAGTATCGCTTTAATCTGTGCACGTATTAAAACCTCGCTCATGCCTGCAATCTCCTCACGATCTCATCAGGGATCTCGTTCAAAATCCGGAGTACCCGCGCCTCATTCTCCTCGAATCCCGCGGAAAACATCTTTTTGCCCTCGGTGCCTCGCACGGAAATGGCACGAGCGATTAAAAACGCCACGCTGGCTGCTTCATCCCCGCTATACCCAAGCTTTCGCTCTACCCAGAACTGAATCGGCCCTGTAGGCGGAAAATGCGGCTTTGTGCCCATCTCGACCGGCTCGCCGTATTCAACCGGCGTGCCCACGATACCGGCCACTCGTGCGCCGGAAATGCTCACCTTTCCATGAATGGTATCCCGCATATGGATCGGGCCGGCGCCATAAGGCGCACCCTTTTTCACCGCCCGCTCGAGCAGGTTCACCGCCTCGGTGATCTTGGCGTATCGGGCGGCCTGCGATTCCTTCGGATAGTGCTTTGAAAGCTCTTCAACGCCCGTTAAATCCGTTTTTATGCCTAATTCAAACATTGTTGATCCGTTTTCCCCTATTTAACCAATCAATTAATTAACTATTTAACTCTCACCGATACTTCCCCTTATGCGTCAGCTTATCACTTCCCCAGGATCCTTTCAGATCCTGATCCCTGGTCACGCTGGCGGCCGGTGCCTGGCCTTCTTTGATGCCCAGATGATCGAAATAGATCTTCCGGTATGCCTTTGCCCGCGCCGCGTAATCCCGCGATTTGCTCGTGTGATCCACGCTGTCTGCGGCAATGGTCGAATCCTGGTTCTGGGCATAAAAGGTGGCCAGCATATCGCAAAAAAAGGCCGCTGCCAGGGTCTGCACCGCCTCATCGTCGAATGTCTCTACGGTGCACGCCGTATCCGTGCATGTATGCAGGGCCGTATATGTTACGCGAAAGGACTCCGTGGCCTCGGGCGTATCTTCCTTGAAGCGCAGAAATACTCCTGACGGCGTCTGATACATCCGCCACTCGTCGTCCTGAAGGATATCCGGCGTCTCATCGTCGTCATCCACCGGATACTCCACGGTCTTGATCACGGAAAATCCGGCAACCCAGGAGGCCAGATCGGTCACGGCATAATCGAACCCGCCGTCACCGGTCTCGTCCTCCACGATTATCTGCGGCCGGCGCTTGGAATGCTCCTTAACCGCCTGGCTGATCGCAAGGATCTTTTCCCCGACATCCAGCGCATGATCGCCGGATACCAGGTAATCGATGGCCGTTACATAATCCTGTCGTGTGCTCATACATTGCTCCGCAATAATAATTTAACTGATAGCTCATACCTCTAAGTTCCGATATATCGGTACTATAAGCTATGAGCTAAATTGCTATCAGCTGTTTTTATTGAATCCCGCACTCCCAACTCACGATAGTCAGATCGGATATATTGGTATCATTAAGAAAATAGAAAAACGGCACCACCACATCGCCGCTGTCGATACTATGTGCAGCGGTCGCGGTCGGAGCCGCCCCGTCGATCTGATAGGTCACTGCGCCGGCTGCACTAACAAAGACCGCCAGCGTATGTGTCTCACCATCTGCCCAGGTATCCGTGGTATCGGTACTTGTCGTGGAGCCGTTATCATCGATGGTCTCAATATAGATAGCGCCCGATATCACATTCAGTGCGGCCATGTCGTTATAATCGTCGATAGCCGCCTGATATGCCTCGTCCCCGCGGAATCCAACAGCACAATCATCGGTGCCGTCAACATCCTCGATGATGAAATTCACCTTCAGATAAAAAGCATCGGTTCCGACCGTGAATGCCGACGGGCTCCGTGCCGTGATGCCCTGGCCGATCTCCACGCCGTCATCCGCGGTGTCGTCCAGATCCGCCACCAGCCCGTTTGCATCGATAACCGGCGCCAGGATGGTCTGGGTGCCGAGGATATGATATTCGAATACATTCTTCCCGAATATCATCACATTCTCATCGCCTGCGGCCCCGGTTGCAGCCCCGCCCGCGATGCCCGCGGTGACGGGGTTGACAGTGAAATATTCGACCGTGAGATTCGGATCCCGCGTATCCGTGAAATCGAAATAGTAGTCCGTGGAATTAATCGCCACCCCTACCTTATGGGTCCACTCGGGCGGGCTCTGGGTGACCGCGCCCGCGGTCTCGGAGAGATAGCCTGCACGGCCTTCTTTCAGGCCGGACCAGCCCGTGAGTATCCCGCTGGTAATAATCTCGATTGCTACCCCGTCCCCGCCGGTTTTGCTGCCCACGATGCCCACGGCGGGCCTGAGATACGTGACGTTTGCATCCGCCTTGTATGCCTCGCCGTCCGCGTCCTTGATCGCGACCACCTGTCCGGTAACGACCGTCTCCCCGGCATTAACAGAAATTCTTGAAAACACCTTTTTTACGCTGTATGCAGCGTGTGCCTGTGGCAGCATGAATGCCAGTATAATCGCGACGGCAAACATGGCCACTATGCCTTTTTTAAATACTTGTTTCATGATACTATCCTCCCTGTAAATAAAGCTCGTTTACTGGTTGGGGTTATGCAGCTCGTTACGTTACACGTACTACGGTTACCGGAACGAGCAGCGCAACCGTATAACTCAACCGATTTTTATTTCCTACACTTCCGCCTTATATGCCCCCACATAATCGATGGGTGCGCCGGCATATTCGTGCCTGATCTTGTGCCGGATCTTATCCGCCACGAATACCTGCTCGCTCTGCGGGGAATCCGCCACGAACATCTCGGGCTCTTCCCTGCCGTTCAGGTAGCCCATCTCGATCAATTCCGCTATATCGGGCGGGACCACCATAAGCCAGTCATTCGCATCGGCGCTGAGCAGGCTCAAAACATGCCCTTTGATCAGTCCCAAAATCGGATTGGGCAACTTGGTGGTCAGATCGTTGCTGGAATAATAAAACTCTTCCTTTTCAATCCTGGTGATCAGATTCTTGATCGCAGGCGGGCCGATCAGATTCAGCACCACATCACCGGCATCCAGAAGACCCAGGTACTTGCCGGAATCCTTCTCTGTCATGCCCGCAAGGGCAGCCCAGGCAACATATGCCGTAGCATGGCTCAATGCCGAACTTCCAAGGTTTCCGTGTCCGCTCGTAAAGACCGCGGTGCCGTCCACGCATGTATCGTTATCGATATACATATCCCACACATACTGACCGTGCGTTCTGCGTGCAGCCCTGCCGACCTTATTCACGACCCGCTGGACAATCGAGATATCATCATTGATGATCGTCTTTCGGGTAATGGTGAGCAGGTTTCCTTTTTGCCCCAGCGTATAGGTCACCTCTTCATCGGTGATCGCTGCGATCTCTTCATAATCCGCTGTCTCGGGATCCACCGTTGAAAGATCCGGGAATCCGCCTATCTTGACCGCCTCCTGTGTCCGGAAATCCTTCACATTCTTTCGCACGCTGATAATCAGATTCTCCAGGTAATTCGCCTCCCGGTATTCCTTTACCAGGCGCCTCCCCAGGGTATTGCCCAGCACATACGTGAATGTGGACGAGGTGACATCCATCCTGCTCCGAAGGTCGGGCGGCAGGTTATTCCTGCTAAAAAACCCGGTCACATTGGGATCGCCGGTGAAGAAAGCATACATCTCGCGTAAGGTGCGAAAGCTCGGCACATCGTCATAATCCTGCACATCCTGTACGCTCCGCACATGCTCCACCGAGGCACCCAGCCTCTCCGTAAAAAACGGCTGGTGTTCCAGGGTTTCCATCTTGGCGCACATCTCCACATCGTCCTTTTTCAGGCCGAAGAGCTTATCCACCGCCATCTGCGCACGCTCCAGTGTTCCCATGCCCACAACGATATGCGAGGCGGGCACGCCCTCGCCGCCGGGCTGGGGTGTCATCTTTGCCAGGTAATCTTTTTCATCCGCAATAGCCTTTTGGAGCTGTTCGCCGGTGAATATCCGTATCCGTTCCACGCCGTCCACGGTCTCGCTGAATGTGGCCCGTATGTGGTTCTGTGCCGCATCCGGCAGCTCACTCTTGCCCAGCACCTTGTCCAGATCCATCTCGCAGCGGAACCGCGCGAGATCCTCTCTGGTGACCTTGTCCTTATCCGGCTCCGGGTCGTCATTTCCGCCGCCGGCCCCCCCGTCTCCTCCAGGAGGCGCGGGGGGATCCATAGCCATGCGAGCAAATTCCACGACCTGCTCGTCGGTGACCTTTTCCAGGTCTTTTCCTTTGAGCAGATCCGGTCTTTTCTCGCCTATGAGTTTGAGTAATTCTTCTCGGTTCATAATATCCTCCCTTTGTTTATGAGCCATCTGTTGTGAGTCCGGTCGAACGATCGACGCGATGGCCCGGTTAAATGCCCCACCCGCAGCCGGGCGGGTCACGATATCCACAGAATCGACTGCCAGAAACTCCAGGAGCTTCATAACCAGCCGATTATTGATAGATTCCTTTGTAGCCTTTACGCCCGCATCCCAGGAGAGCCCGTACACCGTGGCCCCTTTATTCATGGCATCGAGCAGATTCCGGCCCATCCACTTGAATGAATCCAGAAAATGAAGCGTCGCCTTAATGCCTTCGCCCGCCACATACCGTGCCCCTTCGAGCCAGCCGGCCTTGTTTTTCACGAGCAGGCTTTTGACATCGAACAGCGAATGATCGACATGTGTGGCGCCCTTGGCCGGTATCTCGTAAATATTGACGTCCGTGCCCTCAAAAAGCGCGGCGCCCTGTCTGAGCACCTTCTCGGGCAGGTACCAGCCGTTCTTGGTGAATCCCGGCACGCACACCGTAACATCCCAGGCGGTGCCCTCCTGATCCTGCACCTGGCCCAGCCGCATAAGCATATTCAGCCCATCGTCGAGTTCGGTCTGCTTGGATTGTGTCTCCACCCACACGCGCTCTACCTCGATCGGCTCGCTGCCGAGCTGCACCTCGCCCTCGAGGATGGAATACGGCAGTTTGAAATATTTCCCATCTTGCTCATAGATCAGATACGAGCCATACACCTGGTTCAGATAGATATCGCTTCCCTTTTGCTCCAGGGCCTCGTAGAGCATATTCCTGACATCATCCAGGCTGATGTCCGTTTTTGAACGGTCAGGCGGACCGCCTTTATTTTTTGTTTTGACCTTCATGATAACCTCCCTGAATTAGTTAAATAGTTGATTGGTTGATTAGTTAAATCGTTTTAACTATTTAACTGTTTGACTATTTAACCAATTTACTTCTTTTTCCCCGCCACAACCCGCGGCTTCTTCCGGGGCTTCCCATCCACCCGCACCGGATCGAGTATTTCCACCTCAATGCCCTTTTTGAATCGCACCTTGGCACCCCCATGTGTTACCAGGATTGCCTCTTTTGTATGCGGATCAATCCGGGACTTGAGCAAATATTCTTTGTCAATCCCGTATGCCTTGCACCCATCATCGATGAGTTTTTGCTCATCTTTGGTGAGCGGCTTTTCCTCCGCCTCTGCCGGCGCTATGCTTGGGCCTTTTCCGGCCAGGGCCTTTTCCTGATCCGCAAGCTCCTTCTCACGCTTATCCAGAAACTCCTGAAGGTCTGCGAGAAACTTCTCCTTTGCGACAAGCTCCTCTTCCTTTTCAGCCACCGCCTTTTCCCGTGCCTCAAGATCTTTTATTTTTTCATCTCCCATTGCCTTTCCCTCCATTTAATAAATTGCTAATTTTAAATTTTGCATTTTTCATTCCGATCAAATGGCTATGGCTATTTGATCGGCGACTTCCTCCCACCTGGGATGATACGGAATACTGCTGCATCCGCAGTTAACGGTATTCGCTGCGGAGCCCCCCGGATCCCGCGGGTACATAAGCTCCTCGCCGCCCACATTAAAGGGCTTATCCACGTCCCGGATCTGTCCATCCGCCGCCATGTGATCCAGCCGCGGCATCTTCGGCGAATGCCCGTAAAACCATTGTTTTTGTAATCCGGGGACCACCTGTGCGGCCTTCTCCTTGCGTGCTTGACCGGCCGCCTCCAGCACTCTTCCTGCCTCTGTCCTTGTAATGGTCTCCGCCCGTGCCGCAATGGAGCGAAAGATCGATTTATCCTTCAGATTCCGCCCGACTGCGCCCATGACATCATAGGGTGATTTCTGGCCCATGAGACCCAGGGTAAGCTCCTGGTTAATCTTCTTGATCGCATCCTTACTCAGGCCCCCGATCAGGTCCGCGCTGTAATCCTGTAGAATAGCAAGCGCCGTGGTATCGATCTCCGGGATGGCTATATAAATTCCAACCTCCCGCAGCGGCATATCCACCCGGTCGATTCCTGCCTCCCAAAAGGAGCGCTGCGCCTCTTTAAGCTCGACGCCGTATTTTCTGCCACATTCCTGCATGGCCCGCTCGACTGCGCCCTTCATCTCTCCCAGGTGATACACCTGCCATTCCGTGGATGCCACGGTGGCAGCCACCTCCTTGCGCGCATTATTCAACAGCCCGATCACGCGTTTCACCGCCTGATCCTCGAGCCGTTCCGCCTGTTTAATAAGCTGCTTCACCTTTGTTTGAAATATCTGTTCTTTACTCGCCATAAATTGCTCCGCAATTAGCAGTTCAGCTCAAAGCTCATAGCTCTAAGTTGCTATCAGCTATCAGCTAAGCTGCTATTTAAGATAATCCTCCAGCCCCTCTTTATCCTTCCGTTTCTTTGCATTCTCCAACTCGGCCTCCACATCCACCTCGAACCCGAGCTGGCTCGCTACAAACCCGAACAGGCGTACCGTGGTATCATGTGCGATCCAACCGCTATCCTCTGCCACGGTCATGGCCGTTGCCAGTTGTGGTACCCCGGTCACAAGCGAGGTAAAATCCGTTTTGGATATCTCCGGCATATTAATGGTAAAGCCCGCCTCGGCCCGCTTTTCTGAAAGCCGCTTATGGATCACGGCCTGGTCGATGGCGAACTGGATCACCTGGATATACATGGCCTTTACATGGAGCTGCCGTTCGTCCAGGTCCTTGATCGGCACCTGGCCGAACTGCTCGGCCTCTGTCTGATATGCCTTTCCGCCCCCGCCGAACCAGGAATCGGGTCGCCCCGCGGCCCCCATGATAAACCCCTTGATCGCATCGAATCCCGACTTCATATCGACGGCATTCAACTGCGGCGCCACGGCTTGCCATTTCACCCGTTCATTGTGCGCCCGGATCGAGCCCGACTGCGGCGGCGGATTGTCCCTGGCCCACTCCCTGATCTCCTCTTCGCTCATTCCCTCGAGCAGCACATCCCAGATAAAATTCAACAAACCCTCAGCCCGCTCCAGATAATTAAATCCGTACCGCTCCAGGCCGTCGATCCAGTCATACAGGGTCAGGAAATCGGATCGGCCCCGCGGGCTGTTGGGCGGATGATTGATGGAGAAGAAGAAACACTCGCCGGTGAGCTTGCCGAACCCGGGCGAGTTCACATCGCTCCAGTCCTGGCGGATGATCTCCATTTTTCTGCCCGGCCGTCCTGCCCGGCCCCTGAGCTCCACCTGCCATGCCTCCTCGATATTGTCCGGGTTCAGATAAATCTCCTTGATGTGGGACGGATCAACGTACAAAACCCGCACGTGCCCGTTATGCTGATTCACCTCCACGGGCCAGCACTGCTCCCCGAGCAGTCCGAGCCACATGATCCGGTCCGGAAATTTGAGCATCATATTGTTCGCCGGGTCATCCTGAAACGCATCGATAATCTCCTGGACGGCCTCATCCTCCGAGCTCACCGTTATGGGCTCGGCAAATAAAAACCCCTTATCCATCTTTGCCATACGCTTGGTCATGGCGGAGGAATCCCACATGAAATAAGCGACCTCGAACATACGGTCCTGGCTGATGCTCGAAAGATCCCGCCGCTGATGGCCGTCGCCGGTCAACCGGCGGTACCCTTCATTCTTCGGATCATAATTGGCCGAGATCGGCAGGGCCATGCGGGCCTTCCTGATGCCCATCTGCACCTGCTGCTCGATGATATCTTTTGCAAAATAACTGACGATTTTTTCCCTGATTCCCACTATGCAGCCCTCCTCATCGACCCTGAGCCTGTCGAACGGGTTAATTTTTCCCTGAACCGTCCGAAAATCCCTGCGCCGCCCGAGGCCCGGCGCAAGATATCGTGCCCGCGCCCGCTCATGGATTCCGGCCGCTCCGGATCATGGCCCACGCTGACAGCCATGCCCGTTCCCTGCACCTGGGCCACCGCCCCTTCCAGGGAATCGGGGCCGTCGTCGTGCACGTTCGGATCATCGATATAGATGAGCTGCTCCACCAGGAGATCCTGATCCGATTGCCCCTTGACGAACCGGAGTTTTCCGAACTCGATAAGCGGCTGAAGCCGGTTCACGATCCGGGCAATCTTGTCCGTGGTATGCAGCATTTTGATCAGCCGTACATAGCGCCCGGCCTTATCGGCATGGTTTTGATACGAATCGATCAAAAAATCCTGGAACATATTGATCTCGACGCCCATGCCGCACCCGAACTCCTGGTCGACCTGCCAGGCCATGTCCCACATGGCATTGATCGTGGCGTGCCGGATCCAGGCATGGAGCACATCCATGAGTCTCGTTTCCTTATTTTTGCCGACCACGACGATCGATTTGAAATCATTTCGCTCATTACCCTTCCCCGAGGGATCCAGAAAGGCCGCGACCTGCCATTCCTCCCTGGTCCAGATCTCGATCCTTGGCACATAGATGATCCAGTTTTCCTTGATGGAGCTGTCCTCCGCACCCACCATGTTGCGCATCTCGCGGTTAAACCGCACCGTGCCCATCTGGCGCCTGCGTTTCTCCAGGCGCTCCGCGGACCACAGCGCCGGCCACAAGGGCCGCTGCTCAGGCTTGCCGTAATCGATCCAGCAATCATAGACCCGTGCGTGCGGATATAATCGCTCATCGGTTTCCTCATCTTTCATGGCGATAAGCTGTGAGAGTACGCTCCGGGGTGCAAAGAGGTTACCCACCATGAGCATGGAATAGATTTCGGCCAGCGAACCCAGCACCGCCTGAAGCAGCCAGTCGAGCCCCTCTTTGACGAGCCGGGGATTTTTGACGTTCTGATCATTTTCGAAATCGTCCACGATCACCCTGTCGGGCCGGTACTGGCGGTGCTTTAATCCCCGCACTTTCTCACCCTTGCCGCGCGCCATCACCCGGATATTATTGCCGGTCACAAAATCGTTTTTCGTCCACGTGGCGGATCTCCGCCCGTACGTGCTCTGAAGCTCGCCGAAATCATGTTTGATGCGCGGGTTCTCCTCGAGCTCCGCGCGGATCGGCAGGGTGAAGCCCGTGGCCTGATCGTTGCTGTCTGAAATAATTATTTCGAAATGCTTCAGCTCGAAGGCGATATCATGCAGCGGGACCCCGAAGGTAAAAAAGGTACTTTTAGCATGGTATCGAGGGGCCGCCACCGGCACGATCTCATCGTTCACATCTGCGAGCTCACTCCATTCCTCATGAAAGTCCTCGAACTCCCCGTAAAAATAATGCGGCAGATATGTCTTCATAAAGAAAAGCTTGTCCCACTTTGCGCGGGCTTTCCTCTCTTTCTGCTTCTCCGGGGTGTCGTCCTCGAACGGCGAGACATTCTCCTGGATCCAGCCGGCCAGATCCTCGACCCACTGATCGAATCGATATTCGGTTATCTTCGGTCGCTTTTTCATATTCTTTTGCCACGGATCTACACAGATCTTCACAGATTATAAAAATTAAATATCCGTGAAAATCAGCGAAAATCTGCGGCTAATTGTTCTCTTCTTTCCACCTCTTTACTATCAGCCCGAAATGTTTCCCGAACAGTTTCAGCGCCACCGGATCCACCTCCTGGAGGATCTTGACGGCAAACTCCATATCCTCGAGAAACATTCTGGGCCGGTCGATGTCCGGCTCCTTTTGATCCTGCGCACCCTCTTTCCTGGTTGCTACGCGCAGGCGGGAGAGCGCATATACCGCCTGGGGATCCAGGGTCTCCAGGGCCTTTTCAGTCAACCGCCTCTGGAGCTGGATCGTATCGTGCTTAATGGCCAGCGCCGCGGTCCGGTATTCCTTTTTTTTCTGAAACCAGCCCCCGTCGGACGACCACTGTTTGAGCGTAGGCATGGGGATCTGTGTCTTGTCCGCCACCTGCTCCAGTATCAGCCCTTCATAGACGTAGAGCTCCTCTGCTATTTCTCTGGTGTCTTCAGGATAGGTCATTATTCCCGTCCCAATATCTTATTGGCGGCCTTGATATCGGCCAGGATTTCCTTATACTCCGCCCAGGTTGCCACGAGCTCCGTCATCTGTGAAAAGGCAACATCGATTTCCAGCTCTGCTATTTTCTCCAGGGGATCCAGATAAATCCGCACCGATTCAAGAAGGCCCTTGATTTTGAGCTCAAGCTTTACGGCCTCCTGTTTGTTGAGCGCCAATCGCCCTTCATGTAATTGTTTTTCTTTGTCCATGAAATTGCTCCATAATTTAGTCCCGATAAATCGGGACTATGAGCTCAACCGCTATCAACTGCTTTAATAACCTTTTTTTTGTCCACCCGTTGCATGGGACAATATTCATTCTGCCGGATCTCCCCCGAGAGAGCGGTAATTGCCTGAGTATTGACGATCACCAAATCCTTGAAATCCGAGGCTATGCTCTCATAATCCTTGACTAGGCTCACGTTGCTTTCGTACATCCGGCGCTGCTCAGCCATGTCCTCCTTGTATTTTTCCAGAATTTTATAAACCTTTTTCGAATCAATCCACCAGAGCACGATCACGAGTCCGACTACCCCGAAGGATTTGAAGACCTCAAACAGCCCGACAAGAGTGATGGTTTCCAAGTCTCACCTCCTACGATAGTTTCTTTCCTATGGCAGCGGCCATATTAAGGAATTTACCCGGTGAACCACCGGCTGCAATTTTCTTGTCTCCGTATCTGGCGACCGTGTATCCTGTGAACGAGGTCATGAAGGCTGAAAACAGGAATCCGCCGATCCAGATAATAACGGAGATGAAATTCGCAATAATCGCCTCTGAAAATCCGGCATGGCCTGCGGCGATGACCGAAAGCGGCGCATAAAAAGCATACAGGATGGAATAATTGCCCACTTTAATCATCATGCGCGGCCGTGCCTGGCGCACGATGGGATCGTTCGAAAGAAGGGCGGTTTTGACAACCTCGCGGCCCCCGGCCGCATCGTCATAGGTGAGCTTTTCTTTCTTGTATCCTGTCTCGGCGAGAGCCACCTCTGTATCCATGCGGGCCTTCTCGAGCTCTACCTGCTGCTCCGGGCTCATGGGATTTTTCCCGGCCTCGGTAAGGCCATCGCTTACAACAGAAATACCATTCTTGATCTTCTCGCCCGCAGCGCCACCAATGACATCGGCCACCTTATCCAGGCCGGTGAGGATCGGCCCCACGCCCGGGATAAAGGAAAGAGCGGCCTTGCCGATATTTTTTAATAGTTCAAATCCCATGTTTCTGTCCTCCTGCTAAAAGATCTTTATGACACTTCATACAGCCCTTGCGTTGTGTCTCGGTAAAATATTTTCTCTCGTATCGATCAGCCTTGCGATCAAACGTATATAAATAGATCTCACCATTCTTGAAATATTGATATGCGAACACGTTATTCTGTAAATTTTCAGGATTACTTGCACGTTCTGTATAGGGCTGGATGCATCCGGATTTTTGACGGTTACTGTACCGATCTCCGGGGAGACCATACGTTGCGAAACCCGGGGCCATTTTAGGAATTCATTCGGATCCAGCTCGCCCTCCCAGGTGAAAGGATGCGCCGCCCGTATGGCAAAGATCAGGATGCACGCACTGATGATTGTGATAATGAGTATTAATATGAGTGATTGTCTCATCATAACTCCTTTTTTTGGTACGCAGATTTTCAGGATTTTCAGGATTTTAAATATCCGTTTTTATCTGCGTAGATCTGCGGCTAAATATTTCTTTACCCCTCCCCCGATGGCCTGTGCCAGGGCAAGCTGGTTTTCCGGCTCCTTTAAAAAGCGCCTGGTTTCAGGGTTGCTGATAAACTCGCATTCCACCAGCGCCGCCGGCATGGTGGTATAATGCAGCACAAAAAAATTCGATCTCTTGACCTTCCGGTTGGTATGATCGATAAATTTTTTAATGAGCCCGGCCTGTATCCATGTGGCAAGAATCAACGAATTCTGCGAGCCGTGCATATAGATATGCGTTGTGATCCCTTTGGCGGTGATGTTGTGAAAGGCGTCGGCATGGATGGAAATGAACACATCCGCGCCCCAGTAATTGGCCATCGCCACTCGGCGCTCCAGGGGAACCGGCTCGTCACTTTCTCGTGACATCCGAACCTCAAAACCGGAAAGAAGAAGATCATATCGGAGCAAAAAACCAATATTGAGATTCAGATCATCCTCCTCAACATAGTCGTACTTCTCACCCCAGGCTGCGCCATTGTCGGGGCCGCCATGACCGGGGTCGACGAAAACTTTAAAGGGTTTCATGCGCTACCTCTTATTGCCGCGGATTTTCGCCGATAGGCGCAGATATTAATTTTTTTTAATCAGCGTTCATCTGCGTATATCTGCGGCCAATTTCCCATAAAAAAAGCCCGGCTCTTCGGTCCTCTTTCGAGAATCGAATGCCGGGCTTCTGATGAGTTCTTACGTTATTACTTCATTTTACAGAACTCCGTTTGCCCCTGATCCCGCTCTCAACTCCGGGCGGGATAAGTTTTCTAATTTTCTAAATATTAAAAGATATCTTTTAGTTTGTCAAATTGTTTTTAATCCCAAACTGCATGTCGCTTTAAAATTGATTTTATGGCTTCAATCACCTTGATCGCCGTGGACGTATCCAGGAAATTCTCATGATCCACCCGGAACCGCTTGCGCAGAAATCCCCGCAGGGCGACCTTCTCTTTTCCAGGTGTATAATATATGCCTGCCAACTGGTACCAGAGGACGTAGATCTTGCCGATTAATGCCGTTCTGGGTTCTGGGTTCTGCGTTCTGGGTTTTAATTTTGAACCCTGAACCCTGAACCCTGAACTCCTGAACCCACACCCCTCCAGATGCCTGACCAGCTCCAACCATCCCTGATAGTTCATCTTTGTGAGCGACCGGTGGCCACCGAATTCGGCCTGGATCTGGTGCCGGTCCTCTTCGCCGATCCCCAGCTGCCGGAAGGCTACAATCGCCAGTGTTTTTTGTTTATTTGACAACGGCATAATCGTTCCCGTTCTGGATTTAGGTTTTCAAGTTTCCAGTTTCCAGTTTCCAGTTTCAATCTCTCCATCCATACATCCTGACCCTCTCCTCGTATTCGGCATAATTATAAACAGAGGCGCTAAACCGCCAATCTTGCGGCCGTTCTGTGACTATCGCTCCTGTCCAGTAGCCGCATTTCCACCTGTCATCCTCCCAGTAAAAACATTCGACATGCCTGGTATCATTACAATAATCACCCTCGACGATGACGAGAGGATATGTATCCTTTAAGGCCTCTATCACGGCCAGTGTATTATCCAGGCAGTTTTTCTCCGGTGGTTTTGTATGGCACTCCGAGCCCAATGAGATATAGGCAATTGCACAAATCAGAAATGCCATCCAATGATGTTTCATAGTACCCTTTTTTAAATCTGCCTAACGCTGCGGTAACCCGCCGCAGATTTTAGTGGTCGGGTTTACTCGCCTTGTTAGGTGTGCTCATCTTGTTCCAGCAACCATGCTGCCACATAGAGACACTGGCTCCAATAGCGATATGTTCTTATTAGTGAGCTCACTCTTTCAGCTGGCATATCAATGATTTTGAATTCACCTGTTTCAATTTGATCCGCAAATTTGTTATTATCATTTGCCAGTTGTTTAAGTCTCTCTATCGATTTTTTCATAAGCACACTTAACGCTTAGATAACCTGCCGCTTAGGCGGTCTGGTTGATTTGATTGTTAGGAGGTATGTCTGGCAATGGACACCAACTTGGTATTTGCTTTATGTCCTTAATTGTTTTCTCAGCTTCTTTGCACCGATGGGTAGCATATCCAATACAGTGCAAACATCCTTCACAACTATTGACTTCAATGATAAGTACTTTCATTTCTTTACCTCCTAACAGCTAAGATACATAGAAAATTTTCCGCATATCATCCTTACGCCACCTTCTCCAGCAGCCCGCTCAACTTATGTGATAGGGCCTGGATCTCCCCGAACATCTCCCTGGGTAATAAGACCTTGCCGAACTTATCACGCAGGAGCCGCAGCTCGTTGGCATATTTTTCCGGCTCGCGCGTCATCTGGTCCAGGAAGGTCGATACCATCACTACCGGTGCCGGTTCATGTGCAATGGGTTTAATCGAAATCGCTGCTATGGCCGGCCGTGCGGTCTTGAGCTCGTCAAACTCGAATGTGAGCTGCTTGACCATATCTGCCAGCACCGCCTGCTTGCCTCGGGCCGCCTTGGTGAGCCCGGTCATGGCCCGGCGCCGGAATGTCTCGTAGAACTCGTCGACCTCTGCCTGGCTCTCTGCAATCCAGTATCCGCCGGCGCTCCCTGCCTTGCTTAAAATTGGCTGGTCATGGTCGATCACCAGGTGATTGATCATCGACCGGACCTCCCGTTTCCACATCTCGATCCGCCGCTGGTATTCGTTATATGAGACCTTGAGGTAGTCCATATGCTCGCGCCACTGTACGGCCAGATCCTCTGCCGGGATCTTGCTATATTTGCCGACATACCCAGACAGCACCCCCATCATGGCGGTCTCCGCCTTTGAGAAATCCCGGGTATGTTCACCGGTGTGCGGGTCAATCCCCATATCCTCGGCTTTCATTGTAAACCTCCGGTTTTTGCCGCAGATCTTCGCGGATCATCGCGGATTAATCTGTGTTTATCTGCGTATATCTGTGGCTAATTTCTTAAAATTCAATTGCCCTGGCTCTTCCTGGGTAGCTCTGCCCTGAGCCTGTCGAAGGGCCTCGCGCTCTTGCTCTTCAACCGCACTCAATCCCTCGGCGCTGATCCGCTCTGACGTTTTCATCAGCATTTTATAGAGATAATTGTGATTTTCAAATCCCCATAACTGCATATTGCAGATCGCCGTCATTGCCTTGATCGCCTCATGCCAGTTTGTGCGATATCGTTTCCCCCGGTACGAAAAAATCAGGGTATCATAAAACTGCACGATAGATTTAAAGATCCGCAGCCGTTTCGATAGATCAACATTGCCATACTCGCTCTGTCTGAAACAATCCGAATACTCATATACCAGCCGCCAATGCTGCCCCAGTTTTGCAGCAATGTCGTGCGTTTCCGACTGTTCCAATTCCCTGACGGCCTGTTCCATTTCAAACCGTGATCCGCATTTCGGGCATTGCAATTTCATATAGTCGACTCCTTTTTTGCCGCGGATTTACACAAATTATCACAGATTATTTTTAATTTTTATCCGCGTTTATCTGCGTATATCTGTGGCCTCAATTCCTAAACATATCAACAGCCAGGGCCACGACCCCGATTCCCAGGCTGATGGCCAGCCACGGTCCCAGCCAGAACCAGTTCATGTCAAATACTATTTTTACGTAATCCATACTGCTCGCTTTCCTCCATTATTAGAGCGATTTCTTGCTCCAGGAGCTCCTTTCCCTTTGCGCACCCTTCACACTTCTTTAACCCTTTTTTGAATCGATGGATGCAGACCGCTTCATATATTTGCTGGCCCCATGTCTCACACCAGAACGATTTTCCTTTATTCCGCATACTATCCCCCTAAATCATTCCGCCCAACTACGAGCCACCGATAAGCTCGGGATACCATCAACTATATCCACCTCGTCTTCTTCGTCGTCGTAATAACGTATATCGACTTCGTCCGGCTCCTCAATCTCAGGTCTTTCTGTTTTTCTTTTGCTATCAGCTATCAGCTGTGAGCTATGGGCTTCTGTTAGAACTTCCACCATCCAATATTTATCCACCTTCATGAAATCGATCACCGCTACATTCGCAATCACAAACTCCCTCACCCATTCCGGGCGGATAAACCATTCATCCCCTCCCTGCTGCGGGGTGCGGGCCGTGCCGCGCTTCTGTGCAGTGAGCCAGCCCTTTTTGATCCACCGCGCAATTCCGTGATCGTCGACACCAAAAAGCCCTGCGAGCGATCGGGATGTATACCCGTTCATGGTCGCGCGGGAGAGCTGCAGGCGTTTCATCTTGAGCTTGATCCCTTGCTGCGATCTTCGATATCCCGCCCGCTTGAGATATTTCTGGACGACCTGCGGGCTTCGATGCGCGCATTGATTGAGAATCCAGATCTCGGTATCTGAGTAGATCGGCTCCTTTTTCTGTACCGGTACCACGTCAAGCTCGCCCGCCCGTTTGCTCACCTTCCACCGGGGCATGCCGAATTTCTCGGCCAGCTTCTTGACCGGGCCGGTATAGGCCACTGATTTCATGGACACTTTATTTCGGTACAGCTCGCGTATCTGTTCATCCATCTCCGGGGTGAACAGCCATTTTTTCCGCTTATAATTGCCGGAATGAAACCGCCGCCTGCATGCCATACTACAATATTTCGGCACCTTCTGTTTCGGGCTCCGGTAAATCATTTTTGTTTTCCCGCATGGACATTTCACTTCATGATGTGGCATTTGTTACCTCTATTGATTCAATTTATTTTATGACCCTGAGCCTGTCGAATGGGATGAAACGGCATAATATGGGATCTCGTAAACCTCCGCGTATATGCCTTTGAGAGGCCTGCCACATCCGCCTGCAGCTCCTCATTCTCCTGGATCAACGTGAGAGGTTGACATATGTGAACCATCAAAGCCGCCCCCAGGCATGCGCCTAAAAATATGATTGCCAAAAATCGCACAATCCGCATACTTAACTCCGTAGCTATTTGTTTAATTTTTTATTTTCTTTCCTTTTATATCCTTACCTTGCCTTACCGCGCCTCACCATGCCATACCTTTCCTCGCCTTACCGCGCCTTACCCGGCCATACCTCGCCGCGCCGGACCTCACCTAGCCCGACCTAACAACACCAGACCCCACCTCGCCACGCCGTGCCATAAAATTATTCAAATTTCGTCACGATAAATCTGCCGAACGGCCCGCCATTCGACGGTCTGAAATCGCCGATGCCCACGCGCCGTCCCGCATAATCCATGATTTCTTTTAACGTACCCTTATGAATTTCATCTTCATCGTATTCAATGGTAAATTCCAGCGCCCATTCTTTGAGCATGGGGCGCTCCCTGACAATCCTGGCCCGTTGAACCACCACAGGACGCCTGTCTATTTCCCAATCCTGCTTTTCATGAGGGATCATGTCGGGGTCGACAATAACTGCGCCGGAACCCATAAGATTTTTGTAGGTCATCTTGCCCTGGCCCACTATCTGGTATTTTGCGCCTGCCTTTTTCAGGCACCCGATGATGTGAGTCGAGGGCTGCGCCAGTTTGCCTTTATCGTTCAGATATAAATAACTCTCAACATTGTCCTGGTTCTTTTTTTGGTCCCGTGCCTTGCTCTTTGCATCTTCATCCGTCATTGGAAATTTATGCATCAGCAATGGGCTTATGCCTTCGATTCGAACCGTTATTGTTTGTATGAGAATTCCTCCCTATTAATTGTTATTGAATTATATCCTTACCTTGCCTTACCTTACCATGCCCGACCTAACCAAACCAGACCTGACCCGTCCAAACCCGGCCGCGCCAGACCTTGCCCGACCTCGCCGAGCCTCACCTCGCCATACCAAACCAGACCATACCTCGCCAAACCTCATTTTCTTATTTCTCCTCCCGCTCTTTTTGCATCAGGAATTTTTCAGCCGCCATCAACGCCTCGATATCTGTCAGGATCGGCTGCTTTTTTTTGATTTCCAGAAACATCTCCAGCATATATGTGACATTACGCAGATGGCCTTTTTCCCTGGCCTTGCGATACAGATAATCCATCTCGTCTTTTCCAAAGCCCCGTGGATAGAGCGAGTTGATAATCAACTGCACGTCGTTTTTACTGATTTTTATTCGGTCTCGCTTAATCGCGATTCTTGAGTAGATCTGGTCAAACAATCTGGCTTTGTTAGTGTCACCGGTCATCTGATTATAGAGTTCTTCCTGTCCCAGATACACAACACCCACACCCGCGCAATCATAGAGCTTCCGTATTACCTCCAGGCCGGCCCAGGGGATAAAATGTGCATCATCGACAATCAATAACCGTCTGGATCCTTTTAATTTTTTTAAGACTTTGTTGAGCATATCATCGATGGTATTTGTCTTTGGCCTGCCCCCTACATGATCTACCAGGAGCCGCATCGTGGCCCCGAGCGTTCGTGTGGTGGAATTAGCCGTGATAATCATAGTAGCCCTGTTCTGTCTCTGATATTCTTTCGCTGTTTCGCTTTTTCCTGAGCCGGATTCCGCAATCACCGCCCCCATCCTGCACCGCTCATCGCAGTATTCAAACACCTCCCAGATCAGGATGGATGCATTCGTGCTGCAAAATGTGGGAGATCGCATGGTGAGCTCAAATTCTTCCTCTCGCCTCAGGAGATTTTCGATATCCTTTTCGATGGCCGGGATATCTCCCTCGTACGTCCGGTGAATATATCCATGCACCAGTGCCGTGCTCCGGTTGATCATCTTCGCTGCCTTTGCCAGTGATGCCCCGCTCTGGTCCATCCATCTATTAAATCGTTCATGAAGCTCCTCGTTGTACCCGGCTGGTGGCTCGCTTGATTTAATGCCTATTATTTCATCTTTTAATGCCTGTTGAATTGTCATTTAATCCTCCTTGTGTAATTGCTTCATGCTTAGTTTGAATAACGGCTTATATTCCTTCTCCTCATATGCGTGCATCCTGGCCTTTGTAGCATCAGGATGAAATTGCTTCCGAAATTCCTCGAGTGGATCGCCGCCGGCCTGGATGCTTATTTTTGTCTCCCCTTGCTCTTCCATTTGCTTTTCCAGACTTGTTTTTCTGATCCGCAGCTCAATCACTTTGCTCACCTCCCGCGCCTCGCGCTCGTGCCGGTTGATTTTGCGCACCGGCTTTGTGGGCGGCGCATATTTTTTGTATGTTGCCCGGATCTGATCGGCCAGGGCCTTTTGCTCGGCCCGCTTTGCCTCCACCTGCGCCGGTATCTTCGGATTGATCATTCCCCATTCCTCCGCCTCGCAGATGAGCTTTCTTTCCACAAATACCCACACGCGCCAGGGATCGAACGGATTATACCGGACCTCTGCCATGTAGCCCTGATAATCCGCCAGCGCCCGGTCGTAATACACTTTCTTCCCTAACCATTCGTGCTGAAAACTTACCTGACAACGCCGGATCAGGAGATCGCGCTTTGGAAGAAAGATATAATCCAGGGTATCGTCTGAGAGTGTGGCGACAGGGTGTTGTTTCACCTCATCTGTGTATATTTCGAGCGGTGACCGCCCGTTGTCATTATTGCGGTTTTTGAAATGGTGTTTATTCCAGCGTGATAATTCACCGATCAGTTTGGCTGCCAGATCAGGGATGTTCCACAATTGATTCGTTTTAATCCATTGATTCAATTGTTTCTGTTGAAGCTCATTTTCTCTGGAATCTTTCAGGCGTTTGCAATAACCGGGGATCTTTGCATTTTTGAGCCGGCGGTCGAAATTCCCGAAAAATCCCTCGATCGGCTTCGCCTGCGGATGGCGGCCCTCTGCTTTTATATGGTCGATAGACTCGGTTGTAACGCCGAGCCCGGTAAGCTGCTCTATAAGCAAAGTCATGTAATTAGATTCTTCCGGCTTGCCCCAGTCCGTGTAGCAGACAGAAGGCAGGCCCCAGCCCACTGCATTAATAAGAGCCTGGCCCACCGTATATCTATTATAATGCTTGTAGCTGACTGCGCCCCATACCATCTGGGAGCGAAAATCCATCCAGCAGAAAAGCTCGAGCGTGGCCACCTTGCCGTTGGAATCGATCGCATAATAATCCGCCTTGTGTTGGTCGCCGATCAACACCTCCATCGGGCGGTATGACGTGGGATCCCGACGGATGCCCGGAATGATATCCTGTCTGAGGCCCTGGCGGCCTTTATCGCGATACGTTTTTATGGCGCCGCCAATTTTTTTCTTGAGTCTCATGAACGATGCATAAGTACCTATCGTGAGATTTTCGGCCTCGGCGGTATCCTTTATAATAGTATACAGCGTCAGGCCGTCTTGATGCCTGCGCTTGTTTCCCATGATCAGCTCGATCGACATTTCAGCGGCCCGTTCGTCCCATGCCCTAAGTGTGATGCCCAGATCGGCCTTATGAATGCCGTAGTTTTTTGTAGGCTTGATCAGGAGCTCCCCTTTTTTGACACGATCGAGGAGCCGGTACGCGGTCGCCTGTGCATACCCACATGACTCCGCTATCTCCCGGATCTGCGCGCTGCGATCGTTGACCTCATCCGGTATTGAGAGGCAGCGGACAATCATGCGGACCTTTGATTGTATTTTTGGATTTATGAGTTTTTCCGGCGGGATGTTGATCTTAAAATCGGCTGCCAATTCCTGGGGAGTAAGCTCGGTATGGTTGTATTTTTTTTGAAGGTAGAGGTTTTGCGCCTCGGTTGAAAGTGAGGAGAGAGTGATCTCTAATCGCTGGCCTCCGCGGCCGCCATTTTCCGATTTTACGTAGCGAAAGCTTTTGTAGTGATTTTGCTTAAAACGCTTCCAAAATGCTCTTTTTTTAATATTTTCGAGTGCACTTACCTCTTCCTGGCTCAACCATATGTCACTCATGACGTAATATCCTTATTTCCTTAAATAATTTCAATTTCAACACCCCTAAAATCGCTTGAAAATCACGTGCACTTACCCGTGCACTTACTGTGCACTTACCTCCACGCCGTTTTGCACGCTCACCCGGTACTCTTTCATCACCATACCGAGCGCCTGATCCTTATCGATGTGAAAATCCATACCGATTTGGTTGGCGATATTCCGAAACGTCTCGCCGCCCTCTAACCCGGTGTGAATAACGCTGCTAATCGCAGCCTCGCGCTTGTCCTTCTTAACCTCTCGGGTTAACTTCCTCTCGGCTCGTCTGCCCATTGTTATCCCCCTCATTTAACAATTTTTTTAACTCCTTAATCTCCTTTAATAATTCTTCATAATAGGCATCCACCTCGTTAATTGTCATAAGATGATTTTTATTATCTCTCGTTAGACCCTGAGCCTGTCGAAGGGCTCCTCTATCGTTCCTATTATATACAGCGTTCATTTTTTACCCCTCAAAATAAACAATGTGGTGTTAGATGGACTTTTCCATTCTTCACCGCTCTGGCAATCAAGCCATTTTAGTCTTCCCATGCTTCTCAATTCTGCGCCTGCTTCGAGTAATAAATTTATGTGCAGCATGGTATTTAATATAATCACAGATGAGTTACCCTGTCCCTGCTCGCATATCGCCCGTCGGGTAAATGCTGTTGGCCCAGCGCCAAATTTAAAATCACTTTTTCTGAACGGTGGATTGACATAATTTGATTTTCCCCAGGGAACCTCTAACCCATTAAAATTTTCTGGCAATGGATAAGGACACGGATCAAAATCAAAATGAAATTCTTCATCCAGTTTTTTGTATATTTCAGGGGGCGTAATCCAATATTTTTTATTCATCTCTTCAACCTTAATTCCTTCTTAAGCCGCTGCATCTCCACGATTGTTTCATCCAACTTGCCCAGCGCCCACTGCCGCACCTCGCCCTTACTGATCACCTTTGCCTCCTCGGCCTCTGCCAGGCACCGGGCCGGCTCCAGGGATTCCGTGATCCGCTGGATCGCAAACAAATAAAAAGCCGGCATCGGATATTCCGCCGGCTTACTTAAAAAATGATTAAACATATGGATAGAAAGCTGCTTTCCCGATCCATCCTTGCCCAACCCGAAATAATCATTGATGGCATCCACCATTTGCTCGCGGCTCATATTTGTATTACGGATCGCCCGCTTTACCGCGGCCGCCATCTCGATGCAGGCCTCTTCAAAGGACTGATTTTGTAGTGATTGTGACGGGGTGTTGACAATCTCATCTTTAAGATTGGCGTATTCTTCGATCTGCTTATTAAAGAGAAAGGAAAGTTGATTGGGGTCAATTCTTTTTTTGGACTTAGACATTGACAACCCCGAATTTATAGGGTTATAAAAAGCCAAGGGCTTTAAGCCTTTGGTCCTTCTCATCCTCGACCTGACGCTCGATCTCCTCAGTGATCAGCTTTTTAAGGAAATGATCGGCATTAGGTCCCCAGATGAGATCATAGGGATAGCCTAACCAGGCGGCGATCTTCTCACGGACATGGCGGGTCTCGTAGAATTTTATGCCGTTTTTGGTTTTAGAATGCGCCCGGATAACAACCTTCTCAAACAGGTGATATCCGACCTTCACCTCTGCGGCTACCTCTTTTAGGGTCAGGCCCTTGGCTTTTATCAGCTCTTTAACCAGATTCATTTAAAACCTCTTGAAAGGTGGTGATTAAAATTATGGAGAAAAGTGAAGCTATAAAAATGGCACACGAAATTGTCAAAGTGCTTCTTGAAACAAAACAAATAAATTTACCTGCTAAGGATTCTTCAAAAAATATTCTTGATAAATTAGAGTCCCTGGCAAAAGGAATCATAAAAATCGAAGGTAAAATTTAAAGTTCTCTTTGTTTAATGGTAAATCTTGGAAATTCGGCTTCTACAAAAAGCCGAACCACGTAAAGTTCATCATTACTGTCTTCAGGGATATTTAAGGCCTTATAGGCATCAATTAATTCCTGAGCTTTTTTTAATTGTTCTTTGGGGTCCATGATGCGCTCCTTTTTATCTATTTAAAATTGGTGTAATGATGATGTAAATAAAACCAAAAATAATAACAAAAAGCCCTGAAGTAATCGCAGTTGGTGCTATTATGGTTATCTATCTCTGGGAGCTTCCTAAGATTCTTCTTCTTCACGATAAAATTCCTTACGCAGTTTTTTTGAGTGTCGTAATTCTTCTTCATCTCCTACTAGGATATGTATGTCTCCGTCTTCTTCTTTTATCTGTACAACGTATTTTCCAGAACGGATTGCATACAGCAGCACGAGATCTGCATATAACGATGACCAAATTGAACCAACTATTAGAATTATCAGTCCAAGTCCAAGAGCAATTGCAAAAAACACTTCAACAATATCCGACGGATCGGGAAGATTCATGACTTTTGCGCTCCTTTTTATCTATTTAAAATTGGTGTATAGATAACTAATAACCTTTATAAACTGCATTTTGCAAGGATGTCAAGAAAAAATTTACTTTATGCAAGATATTTCCCAGATTTTAGATTATATTATGAAACTTAAGGGTTTTACAAAAGTCTCTGAGCTTGCTAAACTCTTTAACGTTGGGGATTCTACGCCTTCTTCCTGGCGTAATAGAGGTACTATTCCTTTTAAAAAAATATCTGCAATTTGCAAGGATGAAGGGTGGGATTTCCAAGAAATTCTACTTGGTGGGCAAAAAAAAGCACTTTACAAACAAGATGATAAGATTATATTTTATACTGGAGAGGGGGATCCTATTTATCTAACCAAGGAGACAGGCGATCTCCTTAATATGGCCGCTGAAATACTTACATCAGATTACTCCAACGCCTTAGCTGCTAATATCCGCGCTTTTTATACTGCTATCCAGGATAAGAAAGATATTTCGGATCTTAAAAAAAGGGTAAATTCCCTTGAAAAAAAGGGTATTGGAAATGCCACGGCGGGCTCTGGCAGCCAATCCCATACCGGGGCTGCTACCGAAAAGAAGGAAACCTAATTAAACCCATCTTTAAATAGGAGGGTATTATGGCTAAAAAGGAAATGTTGTGCACCAACTGCGGCTATCAGGGGAAGTCTAAAAAGAAACTTGCTGGTAATAGTGGGATAGAGCTTATTTTATATCTTTTTTTTATTATTCCTGGCCTTCTTTACAGCTCCTGGCGTTCATCTGCCGCAGCTATGAGTTGCCCTGAATGTCAATCGATAATGATCCCACTTGATTCCCCGGTCGCTCAAAAATTCATAAAAGAATTATAATAATTTTTCTCAATTTGTGTTTGAATAAATTATGAAAATAGTATATTTCCAGTCGGGTTTTTCGCATTTTTCGTATTAACGCAAATTTTATTTTTATACGTTAAGTACTTAATATAATTATATAAATTATTCATTTCCTACCAAATCCCATCTTTCACATAATATACTCCCCCCCCTATTAAGGAGGGAAGTATAGG